CAGGTGTTGTTATAAACCTCATATCGATATTAGCTTGCAGGCTTTGCTCCTCCTGCGCACTCCAATCTTTATATACATCCTGTTTACATTCGTCTAAATCAGTCACTAGAAATAACCTCTCGCGCGTGGCTGGTGTTCAATTACGTTATTAACTTTAGGTTTAGCTATGCCGGGGAATAATTCTGTACACCCCCAAACAAACCAATCTAATCGGTTAGGTGATCGAGCGCCGGTATAGCCTGTTGTTGTGCAAGACAGCAATTCATCCTCTAAATCAGGGAAGTCACCGATAAACTTAATCTTTCCGTTCTCATGCAATGCGCTAATCGGCTCGGCTCTAACTGTCTTTCCTCTCGATGCACTAACAGACTTGTAAGATATATTGGGATTCGCCTGCTTAACAACGAATTCAACCATAGCACCACCATAGTTCTGCTCTGCCACAACTCTATCCGCGCCATGCCGTTCGTAAGCACCCGCAACAACTCCGCCCCACGTTGCCGGCCCTGCGTTCAATGTTAGGTCTTCAAATACATAAGCAATACCGTCCGAACCCAATCCAACTACACCGATACCGATGTCGTCGTTGTTTTTTGATTCATCATCACTCGCACCTGAAGGGTCTACCGCTACCACTATCCGAACCATTGCCGGTAGATTGTCGCCGTTAACCTTATTATTCTCGATTATCTCGGTAGTCCACAATGCGTTTTCACTATCATCACCGAACTGACCAGACCAGAACCGATCACGTTTACGCTTCGGCAAGTTTTTTAATGCCTTAATGTAAGTTTCAGGTAGGTTCTCTAAATTATCAGAAGGATTCATTAGGATATGCGCGTAGTCTTCAGGATTATTAATCGGTTTCTTAGTCTCTGGGTCTTTACCTTCAAGGAATAATTTATAACTCCAGTGACCTTTCATTGGCGGATTTTCATCCAGAAAGAACTTCAACCTTAATTCTTTCTCTACACCGTTAGCCATGTATAAGCATTTCTGAGCCAAGCGGGTAATCAATATCGTGTAACTGTTATAACTGATCTGGCTAGTTTCATTCAGAAAGATAGTCGCGTACTCATTACCCAGTATCTTCTCAGTGCGCTCTTTATCATCTAATCCGCCGAACCAAATCTGTGAACCATTAGGGAACTCAGCATAAAAGTCAGTCTTATCAAGCCTGTAAGGGCAGCCAGGAAAGCATAAGTCCATTACCTTTGGGAACGTGTCGTGAATAACCGATGTCTTTACATGACTGAATCTAAACCGTAGAACAACATGCCTAGACTTAGGAACCGCTATTGCGCGAGTAACTATTGTTCTGAGCGTTGTGAATGTCTTGGTTGACCGTGAGCCGCCATACAATAAAATATAGGTAGCATCGCCACCAAATAACTTAATAGCCTCGTGTTGCTTCTCTGTGAGCTTAAAGGGTATCGACATCAGCGTTGTGCAAGTTAACCGTGAACTCGCCCTCATGTTTTGTAATGTCAGTAAACAGTTTTAAATGCTTACCAAGCAACTCAGCGCCTTTAAGTAAGTGCATTGAATTATAATTCTCATCACCGGAATTGCGTTTTACATCGGATATAATTTTATCAAGCACCCATTCAGCCGTTAATTCAGTCTTTTCTGCGCGCTTGTCTAACTCTAATTGTATTGCTTTTGATATCACAGGTTTTAACAAGTTTTCAGATCCCATCTGTTGGGCCGTATCTACACTATAACCGGCACGTATAGCTGCCTGAGTAGCGTTAAGGTCAATCAGGTACTCTTTAACAAACATTGCCTGCTTATTGGTTAGCTTGACCATTGATAATATTACTATATCACTATATTAGAATTTGCTAATGTATGGGGTAAATGAAAAATCATATCCACCCTTTACTAATATATAGTTTAATCGGTTGCCTGATATCCTCATCGGCATCGCTTGATTTTATATATAGAAACCATTGCCCAATAGCTAAAGCCGCTGTTTCTGCGCTTGTGAGCGTTTCAGTTTCGTTTGTGATTATTCGTGTGATTGTTGGAGTGTCACCAGGGTATTGCATGACGTTCATTATGTTGGTGAATGCCTCGGTATTAGATCCGGTTAATCCAGTCTCGAAGCCGAATGTTTCTCCCTGCTCTATTCTATTTATAGTCATATAAATCGCCGGTTTTTACTGGTTAATGTTAACGTCCTATTTTTACCCATTATACCTATATTTCTATTTATGCCTATACTGCCAGAAATTGAAGGTATTGTTCCTACTATACCACCGGATGACCTAAAAACAGATAATTGAACCGACCCACCGATTGTTCGCCTTGTGCGTACCTGTACCCCACCTGACGAGCTGAAAGCTGAAAGCTGAATCGCGCCACCAATTGTGTGGGTAGTTCTAGCCTGTATGCCTCCGCTTGAACCAAAATCAGATAACTGAATTGATCCGCCAATTGTTCGGCGCGTTCTGACCTGAATCCCACCTGACGAGCCAAAACCAGCAAGCTGAACTGAATCACCTATCGTTCGAGTGACAGTCCCCGACGATTGCCCGGCTAATAGTACGCCTAACATTTTTTAGGTGTGATTAGCCATTTGTATGACAATATCGACATTGACATCTACAGGGTCAAGCGCTGTTATTGTTGCACTTGATAACCCAATATCGTTAACTGGGTCCGAAAATCTAACTCTCTCAGCCCCACCGCTTGTTTGTATTACCGCATAATCAACAACCCCTCCAACCGCGTCAGCGTCATCAGTGTAATTGCCGTGGGCATATGTTAGCGTAATTGGGTTGGCCGATCCTACAACCGCCAAGGCCGCGCTATAATCCGCCCTCGCTACTTCGACATCACCAGAGGTAAATAATCTTAAAATATGACTTGTGCCGATATCTGTGTTTAACGAATCGGCCATATTGTCAGATTGCGCTGCTGTTAGTGTAATTGCCATAATATTTCCTGTTTAAACGCTTACAATTGCGTAGTTAATAAAGCCGTCAACATCGCCGGTCACTATGTCAACTTCCAACGCCACATTAGTGGCTAGCTTCCAAATAGGCATTTCAAAATTTCCACAGGGTGATACCGCCATGCCGCCATATTGTCCAAATGACATTACACCAGACAAAGGTAAATCCGCCGAATCCTGGAAAGAAACTGTTGTAGCATCAGCGCTACACGTAAATGCAACGCCATATACCCAAATTTGTTTACTTGCCCCTGGGGCTGCTACTAGAGATTGATCAGCGCCGGTTGTGAGATTAATAGCTACCTGAGTATATGAATCAAATGCCGTTGCCCCACTAGTTGCCGCGCCTGACTGATTGACAGTACCGATCACTTTAGTTGTTTCAGCGCCGAGCGTTGCAGCTACGGCGTGACCATCAGATAATTGACCTGTAACTATAGCGTCAAGTACAGCGTTATCTGTTGCGCTCAAATTAGCAGTTACCGTACCGCTGATAGGTTGAGTTACACCAGACCCATCAACTGTGACAGTTCCGTTTACTGCTACCCATTGCGCGCCAAGTGAGTTAGTTCTAAATGGAACGTAATCTCCATCAACTGGTGTTAATGTCGATAAAGTATCATCACGTACCGCTAAACCCGCTATGCCTACATCTGAGCCACCGCTAGCCGCGTCTACCGCCTTTGTTAGCTCGGTTGCGCCGGTTGTCGGTGCCGCTGTTACGACAGGCATTGGGGTTGCAGCAGATACTTCGGTTGCTACACCGACTGCGCCCCATGATATTTTTGCTCGCTGATAATGTACGCTGGAGATTAAATCAGTTGCGATATCATCACCCGCCGCGAGTGCGTCAAGTTCTACTGTGCTATATGCCATATTATCCTGCTCCTAAAAGCATTAAATTATTTGGGGTTGATGATACACCACCACCACCGTCCGGTTCACCAATACAAAAGGCCCATCCTATGCAGAGTTCATTTGCGGTCAGCGTAAGATTTAAACCTAACGAATCAACACTTTCAGCGCTTGATTCAATTATTGCAGTCGCGTTATCTGTGTCATAGATAGTGACAGCGCCATCATTCGCAAAAGACTCGCATGCAGTGTTCCCGGTACCGTCTTCGAGCGTAAATCCTGTAACAGCTACGTTTTCATCGTCAACAGAAAAGATGGTAAACGCACGATTGCCATTTGCTGTACCAATTGTATTTGCCGCTGTAACATCAGTAATTAAATTAACCATTGCATATGAAGTATCAAACGCTGGGGTTTCATAGTTAATGTTCCCACTGGCAGGTATTGTGATAGTAGCAAGGCTTAAATCAGGAGAACCCCCAACCGTGAAAACCAATGAATGAAGTATATCAGAACTAGCACTGCTATTGGGTTGCACTGAAAACCCAGAGCCGGTGAAGGCCCCTGTCCCTAACCACTGAGTGTTATCAGCAACATTTTGACCTGAAATTCTATTATCGTACATCGAGGCGTTTGACTTTTTAATCTGTCCTTCATGGTCTCCGATGATCGTACAACGCTGAGTAGCGCCGGTAATCATGCAACCAAAACTCAACATGCCTGATGCAGCAATTGCATTGGCTACGTTGTGGCCGGAGTTTGCAGTAAATACAACGTCAGGGACATCGCCTGACGTTTCAATCGCTACCGCTGCCGTACCTGTCCCCAAACTAGTTGATTCGACTCGTGGACTGGTAACATCATCCCCACCTATCAGAGTAACTGATATTTTAAAGGCCGCTGTTGGGTTAGTTGTTTTACTCAGAGTTATCGTATCAGCACTGAATGAACCAAACGCAAGTGTACCAATCGATCCGTTTGGGCTAGTAACTGTGTGCAGGTCGATTATCGCATCGTTTCTGTTCCACCTGGACGCATCAGTGTTGCTCTGGTCATCTTCTGACAGCATCCCGCAAACAGCCTGTCTAGTACCGTCTGTAAACCCGATACAATAACCCGCTTCGGTCACTGGGGTCGCGTCGGCCGTCGCTAGGCACGCGGTAATAATCGCCGCTTTTGGCGTAAAACCAAAACCCGCGATCTCAAAATCCTGATCAACACCGTCAGCAGTGACAGTAAAAATCTTAGATTTCATAGTAAAGTCAGACATCAGCCAGCATCCAATAATTGATAATTGCCTAGCTCGGCAGTTGCTATCATATCATTATCTGTGTTAATAAACGCGATACCCTCCCATTGCTGACCTGTCGGCAAATCGTATTCAGCAACCACGTTCCCTGTTGCTGGGTTTATCTGAAGCAATAATTCAGCTTGGTGCGACATAATAACCACATCACCAGTTGGCGCATGAAAGTCTATGCTTGAAAAATCAAACGCAAAACCAGAAACACCGTATGAATTTAATAGAACTTGCGCATCCCAATTTTCCTCAACCAATAATTCACTATCCGTATGAGTGTAATCAGTCGTTGTGTTAGCGGGTCGCGTTACTTTGAAAAACTGTCTATCCGTTTGAGCTTGCTCACCTTCTCCAACAACATAAAAAACTTGGTTCGCTTGGTCATAGCAAACACCCTCCGCGCCTGAATTATTATCCGCGCTCGCGTCATGTATCGTTAAAACCTGCTTTGGCCCCCATGTCGTGTTTGTAGTGCCTGTTACATAATTTATTATTTTTAATATATACCCGCTAGCGTCTTCATAGCAAACCGCTATTTCATCATTGCCCATCCAGCAAACGTCCTCGCTATCTGAAAAATCACCAGATAACGTTATAATTCTAATGACTGTGTTTAAATCAGATAAAGCGAATTCGTACAAAACATCTGTTCCGTTAAATGCAACTAAAATAGTCCCATAATCGGGAATCCACGTTACACCCGAACCTATATTATTACCTATAATCTCAGACCAATCTGTTGTATTAACAGCCCCGTTTAGCGTTAAATTATCTATTCTGAAATTCGACTCTATCGGTGTCCTACCTGCCATTATTTGTAATAAACTCATTTCTTATATTTGTAATAAACTCATTTCTTACCGTCTGTTTGTCGTCTATCCCTGCTACCCTGTTTTTTACGTAAATACGAAACAAGCATAGTCGTAGATATTAAAGCTGT